TGCTGAAATTAATAGTTTATTAAAATTGATTGAAATAACTAAAAATTAATGAGAACATTTATAGGAGTTGACCCAGCATTAAGATTAAACGGAATGGCTGCCTGTTTTATTAAGCCTGACAAAGAGGTTGAATTTAAAAAATACAAAAGATTTGTAGATTTTTTGGAAGACTCTTTTCACTGGCATAAAGATTATGAAAAAGTTGTTGTTTTAGTGGAAGATAGTAGCCTACAAAATGTAACCTTTAATTCTTCCATTAACCGCGCGATTCTTTCCCGTATGTCCAGAAATGTAGGCATGAATCAAGGTGCTTCGAGAATAGCCTACGAATGGATTAAAGACAATGGATGCGAAGCTTACAATATTTCTCCGGAACAAAAGGGAAAGAAATGGAGTAAAGAAATGTTTTTAAAAATCTTCGAACGCGAAGGCTACACATTTGAACCAGATTTTAAACCAGCCAAAATCAGTCAGGATGAAATAGATTGTTTTTCACTTGCTATTCAGGCTAAAAATTATATGAAAAGATGAAACAAAAAGTTGAAATAATAGATGGTATTGAAATTTCTACATGGAAGGAAATTGAAAAAATTTCTAAATTGTATCCAAAACCTATAAAACATGCCCAAGGTACGCAAGCTAAAATATTCATTTTGAAATTTTACATGGAACCATTATTGAAAGACGAAAGACCTCCGATGGATTTCATGGAACCAGGAAGAATGATAACGATAGCGTACAAAATTTATAAGGAATCAAATGGTGATGCAACAAAAGATTTGGCGTTAACTTTGTTAAAGAAATTTATAAACTAGGTTAATTTTGCAATTTGTTAATTAGTGGTAAATAAGAGGGTTAGGCATACGTCTAGCCCTTTCCATTTAAAACATAACCACTCCTATTGATTCAGCATAATCAATAACCGCTCTAGCATGGCACCTTGCTATCGTGTTTTGAAATAATGGGTCAAACATCATTTTAGCATCTTGAAAATTAGTAAAGAAACCGTTTTCAGATAATACCGAAGGCATTAAAGTTTTGGTTAAAACGTAAAACCTTTCTTCTTTGTCGTGATCCCCGTCGCTATTATCAGGACGAAAAACCCAATTAGGATAGGATTTTTTAACTTCTTTATATAGAAATTCTGCATAAATATCCGATTGGGTTTGTCCTGGAAATGTAAACACCTCCCATCCCCTAGCACTTTTATTTTCAGCTGCATTTCCATGAATGCTTAGGTATATTGAACCTTTATAATTTTTAGCTGCAAAGTTTGCCTTTTGTACTCTTTTGCTTAAAGGTGTATCTATTATTTCATCATAAACTTTCATTGTGGTCATTCCCCAATCATTCAAATAATTTTCAATGAGATTGGTGACGGCTCGATTAAAAACGCCCTCAAAGAACCATCCATAAGAATGAAATTTGCCATTGTTGTGTTGGCTACATTTTGATGGGAAAGTAGTATATCCATTAGGTAATTTTACTTTAGGATTAATGCCACCATGACCAGCATCCAAAAATATACAAAAATCTTTTTTGTCCATAATTTTAATTTTTAAGGGGAATAGAAATCAATCTACTCCCCTCGGCACTAAGGTAGCGATTCTTCTGCGCCTATATTTTACAAACGAAATCCGATAAGTGAAAAAGCTGCGGAAATTAAAGAAAACTTAGCAGGTACTTTTATTTCTATCTCTTTTCCGGCACATTCTTTTGATGTTTCCTTTATTTTGTCCCAAATGATTTGAGCGAGTTGAATGTACTCGCGCCAAGTAAACTTAATTTTGTTGTTTTCTAGATGTACGTTTATTTCTCCAGCTAATTGGGCAAAATTCATTGAGTAGCATTGAATGTCACCAAGTGGACTTTTTACTGTGTCGGCTGATTTTAAAGCTTCTTTTAAATTAGTCTGCATATTATTTATTTTAACGATTAAAAAAACGTGTGATTAAAACGCCAAGATTTACCCCTGTGATGCGTTTTATATTTTCCGAAATGGAATATAACTCCACGGTTGCAATTAAAAACGCTGCCATGTATGTAATGTTGAATGGAAGGCTAAAAGTATTTCTTGCACCCTCGAAAATAAGGATAGCACAAAAATAAACTACTATTTTCTCTATGGTACGATAAAGTCCACGACTATTTATCTTTTGCCCTTCCTTCTTTGCCGCAATGATTCCTGTAGCCATGTCGGCAAAAACAACAAAAACCGTAAATATTAAAAATCCCTTAATAGGAACAAAGAAGGAAAATATCCATCCACAACAAATGGCGTACGTTATCTTTTCCCATCCAAGTTGCAAAAGGTTGATTAAGGTTGCTTTCATTATTCAAGTTTTATTAGCCTTACATTTCCGTCAACGGTTGCAAATTTGCCGTCAGCATATTTATACAAGTCGTACTTAATAGCATTAAAGGTAAATGATATTTGATTGGTAAATGTGGATAAAAGTAGGTTTGTTGAAATGGTGTACACCTTGCCATTGTCTGGGTTAAATATAAGCCGTTTGTTTACATTTAACTCAATCTTACCATCAATAATTTCACCGTTAAAATTTAACTTCCAGTCGCCCAAAAACTTTGCCGTATCTCTTTGAGCCGTTGTAAAATAGACAGGCTTACCACTAATTTGAACGTGCAAGTCATTGTAGTAATTAATCCTTTGTACGGCTTTGCCCTTTGTGATAATAGGCTTTGCATGAATAGCAATCGTGTTGCTTTGCCTTTCGGCATCGGTAACAAGGCTTTGAATGGCAGTTGCAGAATCGCCCAATATTTGCTTTGAGCCTGTCACGGTGCTATCCGACAAAGTCGTTTGCTGAATAATGTAATAAATGTTGCCTTGCTTTTGAATGTAAACAGTGTCTTTGACAACGTCTTGGGCAAAGGAAAACAAGGGAAGGAATAAAAATAAGTATCTCATTTTATTTATTTTCGAGGTTAATAATTCTTTGTTCAAGGGCTTTGATGAGGGCGTTTTGCTCTTGTATGGCTTTGACTAATAAAGGAATTAAATTTTGAGTAGCTAATCCCATTGTAGAATTTGGCTCACTATCATCTGCGGCTTTTACTATTGATTTTGCAAATGTTTCAGTTGATAAAGCCCTATCAACATCTTGAGCAATAAAACCTACTTCTTCATATTCACTAAAATTATTTTCTGTATTGTTTATAAAATTAAAAGTAACAGGTTTTAATTTATTAACAATTTCCAATCCTTTGTTTAAAGGTGTAATATTTTCTTTAAACTTTACGTCAGACGTTGCAATAGTTGCATTTGTAGCAAATATTTGTCCGTTAACTTGTAAAGGGTAAGCGCCATTGTCTGTTGTGTAGCCTATCCATACTTCACCTGCAGCAGTAATGCGCATTCTTTCAAGGTTACTTGTAAACATAGAAAAAGGATGTGCTGTAATTGTTCTAAATATTAATGCACCTCCTGCTATAAGTGTGCCAAGACCATCGGCTGTTAAAGTTGTTCTCAATCCGTTATTGTTTGCGTTTATACTTAATGAGGCAAAACTATAATTTTGAGTACTTTTATTTTCTATTGTAATACTAGGAACAGTTTCAACCTCAGTTCCATCTGAATTTTTGCTTAAAATTAAACGAGTTGTATCAAATTTAAGATTATTACTTGAAGTTAAATTACCTGATGACCCTACAAAAGGTATATTATTTGCCGAACCTAATGAAGTTGCACCCGTCCCCCCATTTGCCACAGGTAAAGTTCCCGTTACTCCAGGTGTTACGTTTGCACTACCATTGAATGAGGCAGTTGATGTTGATGCAAGGTTTGTTTGAAAAGTACGACTTGTTGTCAAAGTTGCTGCGCTACCTGTTGTATTTTGATTAAGCGTTGGAACGTTGGCTGCTTGAATGATGCCATTCCTTCCTGCTCGATAATAAGGTAATAATATTGTAGCCGTGTCAAGCGTTGAACCACCACCACCTCCTGCCAATGCCCAATATGTCGTTGTTCTGTTGTAATGGTAAAATTTACTATCAATTGTATCAAGAATGATGTACGCACTTGTATCGCTGAACGGCGTAATGACATTGGTATCATTTGCCACGCCCCGAAAAACCAGACCGTCCGCAGTCGTTTGTTCTCCAAGTGTTATTTTTTGGTTTCCATTGTTTGGGTATTGCGCCAAGGCAAGACAAGGGAAAAGGAAGAGGGAAAGGAGTTGTTTCATGTTTTTGTTTTTTATGATTAATTGCCAGCCATTTTAATCCAATTACTTCCATCACTTACAACTGTAGTAAATTTACCTCCACCAGACACCAATAATACAGATGACAAGGTAGAGCTATTTAAAGGTTCAACATTTGAAGCATTTGAGTTGACTGCGCCAGTGCCAATGTTTTTAATAGTAATTGATTTATTTGTATTTAAACTTGCTGTAGGTAATGTGACTGTTATTGTAGAATTATTGTTAAGTTTTAAGTATATAACACTGTATGAAGTTAAATCTTCAACAAACGATACACTTGTTCCAGTTCTTGATATATACAAACTTGCATTAGCACTTGCAGTTACACCAATAGCCGTTCTAAAATCCGCTGCGCTTAAAGCAGTTACCGTGTTATCTGCGTTAAATCTTGGAAAGGTAATGGCTGAAGGATTAGTAAGCATAAACATATTTTGTCCTAAAGTTGTGCCGCCTAAATCAATTCTAATTCCTTCAGCAGTTCTTTGGCTAACAGTGTTATTTGCATTGTATCTAATAAAGGATACTTGGTCTATGTCTGGTAAGGTAAAAACATTAGCGCCTCTTACCGTTGCGCCTAATGCCGTTCTTGCGGTTGATGCAGAATTTGCACCCGTGCCACCATTTGTTATGGCTAATATTCCCCCTAATGTAACTACTCCAGTTGATGCCGTATTTGGTGTAAATCCTGTTGTTCCTGCGCTAAATGAAGTAACAGATGTACCTATCGTTTGAGTAGATAATAATCCTGTTGAACTTGCAACTACCATTCTTGTACCTGTACCTGCAAGTGATGTAAATTCATTAAAATTATAATCATTAATTAATTTAGCGTTAGGAATGGTTGTTCCATCCCATCTTAATAATGATTGCCCAATATACGAACTACTAGAAAAAATTGGTATATATGAATTTGAGCCAACGCCTGAAATATTTCCTGCCCCTATTGCAGTTCTGGTATCAGCTGCATTTAAAAGGGTTATTGTGTTGTTTGTATTAACTTTAATAAATTTATCAGATACGGTATTTGTAATCCCAAACAATAATTTTCCTTGTGCCGTTGCGCCTAAATTTGTTAATGCTCCATCGGCTGTAGTTGCACCCGTACCACCATTTAATAAAGGTAAAGCTGTACCACTATAGGTAAGGGCTAAAGTTCCGCTTGTTGTAACAGGAGAACCACCTACATTAAATATAGAAGGTGCAGTTAAGCCTACACTTGTTACAGTGCCCGTTCCTCCTGATGCTGTGTAATTAGGAATATTTAAAGTAGTGCCATTAAATGTAGCCAATCCGCTTGTTCCTGTTGTAGTAAGTGATATAGTATTTTGTTTACCGTTAAAGGTGTTCCAATCTGTTGAGGTTAAAATACCACTTACAGATGTACTTGCATTAGATAAAGCATTTTGTTTATTA